TGTGAATTCTAATACGTTGTTGGTGAACCTTCATTTCGTCTCTCTTGTAAGTAGGTTTGGACTCTCCATTAGTGGAAGAGAAGAGAAAACTTACAAGTATGATGACTTGAGGATAGTAGTCGATGACGCGTCGGATGTAGCATTATTGCGTTTGCCGTGTGCGTGGTCAGGAGCCCGTGACATTCAAGACCATTTTGTCCTTGATGATTTGGTTCATGAGTGTACGGGCTGTCCAGTTTCCTTGCTGGCTGTGAGAGTGGGTGATCGTGCTGCACTGTGGTCGCGTCAGGCAAATACGGTCCGAATGAATACTGAGTTTGAGTGGTATGATCATGCTGAGAAGTATGATTCACACCATTCGTTTTTGGTTAATTTGCGAACGATGCCTGGAGACTGCGGAGCGGTGTATGTTACACACAACTCGAAGCTGGTAAGGAAAATTATGGGTATCCATGCAGCTGGGGACAAAGCTAGCACTGCGATAGGCGTTTTTGTGACGTCCGATGATTTGCGGTGTATGCTGCGTGCCCTGGACATGGAAACCCAAGGAGGCCCCAGTGAACTGGATGCGGGTTCTAGTGTTTCCGAGCTGAAGCCGAGTTGGCCGGTCGAGAATGTGCAGTGTGATAACTTCTTTGTTGAAGAGATCATGCCGCGCGATTTGACTGTGCGGACAGGTGGTAAGAGTAAGAAACACGAGACAGGATTGCAGAAGTTTGCTGTGGCGTGGGGTCACCCCGTTAAGCGACTGCCGTCTCGGCTTAATCCAACACGAATCAACGGAGAGAAGATATGTGTGTTTGATAAAGCCCTGGCGAAGAAGCATAAGCGGGAGCGAGTGATCACTGAGGTTCAAGAGGTCCCAGAAATTGTGGAGTTCTTGTCGAGTTGGCTACCCAAAGGTAGGCCCAGGGTACTGACTTGGCAGGAGGCGCTGCAAGGTGGTGGAGAGTATCACTTTCTAGGACCGATTGATGTGGCGAAATCGGCGGGCTGGCCATTTTGTCTGAAGAAACCCGGGGAGGACAAAAGACCTTGGATAGATTCGGATGAGAGCGGCCAGCTGTCGTATCGCGACGGGGTCGTGGAGATGTTGGAACGTATCTGGAATGCACCTAGGAATGAGGTTGATGAATTTCCTTTGTGGTTTACGGACATATTGAAGGATGAGATTCTCCCGAGTGAGAAGGTGTGGATCGGAAACAATCCAGTCTTTACGACACGTGTCGTCAATTGCGCCCCGTTTGTCCATTTCCTAGTAGCCAGACGGATGTTCGGAGCGTTTTTCGACGAGATGGTGCGCTGGCGCCAGGATGATGGCTTCGTTGACCTTGGTCTAGATCCGACTAGTAGTAGTTGGAATGTGATGGTGACGAAGATGATTGCTGGTGCTGACGTATCGGAGTTGTGCGCTATTTGCGGCGACTTCAAGAACATGGATGGTTCTGTGCCTAGACAACTG